CCGCCTCCATCACCGCCGCCGAAACCACTGCCATCACCACCTGCTCCTGCATCAGAACCTGCGTCTGTTGGGCTACTATCGCTTGGTGCAGCCGTTGTAGTTGTTGTAGTTGTGGTCGTGGGTGCTTCAGTTGTAGTAGTTGTTGTAGTTGTAGTCGGTGCGGCCGTTGTAGTTGTTGTAGTTGTAGGTGCAGCCGTTGTAGTTGTTGTAGTTGTAGTCGTAGTCGGTGCCGGAGTTGTAGTTGGGTAAATATTATAACTTGGTAATTGCTGAGATATAGATGATGGAATATTATCTTGATCCAAAAAACCCAATTGACTACTATTTGTTCTTCTATTATTTAATTGCTTATAAACATCGTTTTCAAATCGTAATCCATCAGCAGTAACATATTTTAGAAGCTCACTAATACTGATATCTAAATCTTTCGAGAGCTGATACAATGTTTTGGCCAGTTCCTTGGCATGTTCAGTCGTAAAATTTAAAAATAATAATTTCCCGTAAATTACGTCATATTGTGAAGATTCCAAAGCCATATATTATCCGTTAAAGTCGCCCAGATCTCTGCTTGCTTGAATTTCTGCCGCAGTTCTTAATTCTGGTTTTGTTTTCGGTCCAGGATTTTCTTCTTTTTGATTTTCGTATGTTACACTTTCATATCTAAAAGATACTTGCCAAGTAATTGCTTCACTAGAGCCGTAATCTAATGTATCATGCTGAACATCAACTATCTTTGGTCTCCATAACGTAACTTCGCTTTTGTTATTTAAATTTTCTCTAGCGGCATCAGCACCGTAAAATCTAGTGATAACAATTTTATCTATCGGACAGTCTGCATTAGATGCCAAAGATTTTATACCAAAATTATCAAATCCTTTACGCAAACTTTTTTCAGATTTTTGAAAATTGCCGCTGATAATATTCATATATTCTGTTATAAATTTTTGAAATCTATTATCAATAGTATCGGTAAATGTCATGCTTACCGGTTCAAAATTTATTCTAGTAGGAATAGATTGTCTAACGTTCCACGCATTAACAACTTCTGTTTCGATGCTAAATTTAGGAAGTTCGACTGTTCGTACAGTATCAAATATTACTCTAGTTGGAAGACTAGAATACTTACTGCTATAAAATTCAACTTTAAAAAGGTATTTTAGGCGAGCTGCTTTAAGCCCGCCTAAACTATACCATTTCATAGCGTCAGTTAATGCCGCCATGTTAATCCTTAAGTAGCTTGGTTACCAGCGCCAATTTCCATTACGCCTGTTGTCAATGCACCACGTGAAGTTGCATCAAAAACGTCGACTCCGTGAATATCAGCTGCATCAAATCTGATTTGTAATGAAATTTGCATTACATCACTAGTTGCATAGTTATTCTCACCGTAGTTAGCGTTTTGAATAAAACAACCATTCATACTCCATGTCTCTAAAACGTTTGGACCAGTTGTGCCATTGCCGCCATCAAGTTGTTCAATAACCATACCAAACTTATAATCACGTCCTGCTACTGGAGCACTTTGTAAACCTTGGTTTAGTTGTTTTTGTAACTGTTGAGCAATCTGTTTAGTAACAGTATTGTTGATATCATCACGTACTGTTAATGTAACCGGATCCCATGTGTGCTTACCAGCAAGGTAAACCTTGCTGTTGTAAGAATCTAATGTAACTTCATCATGTGTTAGACTAGGTCTAGTTACACTAATTACGTTTTGTGTTAATTCTAGCGTAGAGCCGTTGCCCAAGCCAAAATTGTATAGTTGTACTCTGAATCGATATTGAAGTTTTGGCATTACCATTGAATTGCCGCCTGCTGTAGGAACTCCAAATTGTGTTAAATCTGCCATGTGTATTCTCCTTGGGCTATTTTATTTATCATTATGATAACTCGCCTGTGTTGACTACACGGATTGGAATGTAAATGAATTCAGCAGCCTTGACTGGCTCAATTGCAACGTCAATCCAAAGTTCGTTTCTGTCAATTTTAGCAGGTGTGTTATTTGTTTCATCACAAACAACAATAAAGTCATAGATAGCACGTTTGGCCAATAAATCGCCTAAGAAGCCATCAAAAACTTGTTTAACATTTGATCGTGTTACTTTATCGTTTGGTTCAAAGATAAACGGACGAGCTAATGGATCAAAACGCTCACGCAAGTAAGCAAGTAAACGACTTACGTTTACACGATCCAATGCGCTAGCAAAGCTCTGTAGTGTACGTTGACCGAACACATACAAACCTTGTCCTGGGAAACGTGCAATTGGGTTAATACCAACTCTGCTACCGTCACCGTACAATGTATCACGTTGACCATTTGTCAGTGATACTGCAACAAATTCACCTTCTGCATTGATGTAACCTACGTTACTTGCATTAGTTACAACACCGCGTGTTAAACCAGCAGGAGCAAACCAAGGATAAGAAATTTGGTCGTTGTATGCCATTGTACGCAATACAATATGACTTGCAGGAACAACAACATCATTACCATTTAGATCTGTAGCAAGGCCACTTGGGTAATATGCTGCTGCTGAACTAGAAGATGTTGTTAAACCATCTTCACCGTTTGTTAATGCGTTTTTACCGCTCATCCAGTCGATCAATGTTTGACCTTGAGGTGCTAAACGGAATGGAGTATCAACAACGATAAATGCAGTTTCTTTACGATCTGTATTTAATGCGATCATTTCATCTAACAATTCTGGATATCCTGGAGTTGCAATTAAAGTAAAGTATGTCATTTCTTCACGCAATGCCTCACTGCCGTTAACGGCTGCTTGCATAGCACGTACAACTGATTGACGTTGAGCTTTACGCAACATAAACGGACTGCCGTCTTGCTTGTTGCCACTAAATGTGTTCCATACACCTGTTGTAGAATTATATTGCTTTACATTACCTGTAGATACGATAGAGTTCCAGCACATCATACCATCTGGATATAATAATGGATCAGGAGCTTGATTATCAACTAGTGTTGCTCCACCGTTATTACTTGAGTCATTGGCTGTTGTTGTTAAATCAGCAAATATAATACCATCCGGAGTTGTTTGGTCAGTACGATCTCTAGAAGACCAAGTAGATCCGTCGAACACATAAATTGATGGATAGTTTTCTAAGTCGCCACTGTCAATCCATACGTCATTTGCGTTTGGACTAGCCGGAGCAGTTGAATCGATAGTTACGTTGCCGCTTATTGGCTCCCAAACACCATTGGATTTGATATACAAATCTGCTTGCAAGTTTGTGTTGTACCATAAAGTACCATTAGTAGGAGCTCCGGCTGGTGCTGTTTCACTTGCTACTTCATCTAATGATCCCCATGTGCCATTGAATAATTTTAATTCTATATTAGCACTACCGGTTGTTGTTTTTGCATACACTTTGCCGTTTGTTAATGAACTACCGAAACCTGCTGAAGCAGCGGCATCACTTGCATATACTGGTACGCTAATAGTTGTCCATGGGCTAGAGCTAGGCATTAATGCAGAGTTATATCTCTTAACTACTAGCTTCAATCCACTGTTTGGATTAGTTGTCTTTAACCAGATATCACCGATTGCACTAGCAGATGGAATATTAAAGTGTTCTGCTACATAAACTGTTCCGATAACGGAATTAGAAGTTGTACATATTTCCCAGTTTCCAGCAACCTTCTTATATACTTGATGACTAGATACTGCTGTTGTTGAAACCACTGCATAGTTTCCGTTAGCCCCAAAAGCAGAAGCTGGTACTACACCTGCGCCGTTAGCAGTGTCTGCAAGATCTGTAATAATCAAAGGAGTCTTTGAAACCCAGTTTGTTGATCCTGTTCCAGTTGCTTCGAAAATACCCCAACTTGTATTGTCTAAGTCTAACCAATATGTACCGTTCGCTGGAGCACCAGTAGGTTCTTCGATACTTGGTTCTAGTTGTGCTACGTCGATGTCTGCTCGCAGAACATACGCACGGTTAGCAAGACCTAAGAAACTATACGCAGCCATTAAGCCATATTCGTTAGTTTCATCTCCGTGTACAGGAGTACCGTCAATGACTTTAAATTGCGGTTGACCGAATAATTCAACTAGCTCTCGTTGGCTAGTTAATAAGTAAGGCTTGGCTGCATTTGTAGGTTGTGTACCTAAAGCATAGCCTGTGCCGCTTACGTTTGATTTGTTTGATTCTGTTGCTAAAATAATTAGTGGCACTGTGCCTTGACCGGCTGAACCGTATTGACTTTCGTCTGTGACACTAACTGCAACGCCTGGGGATACTAATGTAGCCATTGTTGTTCTCCTTATGAGTTATACTTATTTATAACTTTTCGGAGAAACCAGGCTATTTAGCGGAATTTACATTTTTACAGATTCTGGTTGCACCACTTTTTCTACTTGATTAAACAAAGAATCTAATGTAGAGTTGTTATCTAGCACATAGTCAAAGTTAGTTCCAACCCATGCTGTTTCACTGGCATGAACACCTAATGCTTTGAGCTTTTCGGCAGCAAATAAATCTCCATCATTTGCCTTGGCGGCCATAATATGCCAACTAGGCAATTCGCCTCTGTTAACACATATAATACTGCCGCCTGCTTGTTTAATACTAGCAATTTCGTTAGGGAAACGACAATCGCTGATAACAATATTATCTTTACTTCTACGTAATTTGTTTTCTACACTAGCGATCCAAATGTCATCGTGAAAGCCTTTTCTGCATACCTCTGTGCCCCAATACTGTAATACCCAACGTGGAGTAAGGTTAGGTATATCCAAACGTTTTGCCCACCATGGATCAACTTGTTCACGCCACTCACGTGCTTCTTTAGTGCGACCTTCAAGTAAAACTCTGTCCCAACCAAATACTGCGGCTACAGCATCTTTTAATGTATTAGCAAAACTCTCACGACGAAAACCGTGTACGTTTACTAGATAATCTGCAATAGTATCTTTACCACTGCCAATAAAACCACATACGCCAATAATCATTTTAATGTTTCCTCCAACCATAGTTTACATTCGGGCCACTGTTTATAGATATGCGATAGCCCGCCGGCATTACGCCATTCTTCGCAGTTACTTGTTCTGTCATCGATTAAGATATCGCCTTCACGACAATGACGCCACTTATCGCCACTGAATGGCCCAAAGAATACTGGGATATCTGGATAGTGTTCATGTGCCCACCATACTTTGTCGCTGGCAGCATAAGGCATTGTGTAATCATGAGGCAGTGCTGTTAGGAAGAACAAACCACAGCCCGTTTTTTCTTTGTAATTTCTACACCATTGTACTAGTTCATCGGCTCCGACTTTTTTAGGCAGATTTCGATAAAAGCGAGGATCTCTTTGTAGTTTTTTCCAGTCAGCATCTGGAATACGTTCTCCATATTCCCAACTACGTTGAACTATTTTTCTAGCAGTTGCCATCCAATCTGCAACTACGTCATCCATGTCTAAATATATATTCATCTTACTATTATATAGTAGACAAATCTATTTGTCAATGACTATTTTACTTTTTAGGAGTGGGATTTTCGCCAGTTAAAGTTGGTCTAGAAAACCATAACTTAAACCATTCATCTGTACCCGGCTTGATATTATGCTTACGCATATATTCTGCTTTGTTAGTGCCAATCTCGCCAGTAATAGGACTAGGTGCTTCTTTGTCAATGCCAGCAAGTTTTCTAAGTGTATCTTTATCCAATTATAAACCCCATCGGATCACTGCCGTCAATATACAAGTCTAAGTCTCGTTCTAATTTTTCAAGTTCTGCCTGAGCTTCACTTTTTAAGTTATCACCATTCAAACTTGTACCGCCTTGTGGGCCTGCTATAGTGCTGAACTTACTACGTGCTTCGCCTAGGATAAACTTGGCCTGTGCCATGGCATAGTCTCTGATCCAAGGACTACCATATGTATCATTTAGTAACTCGTCATCGGCTTTTTGAACAAATGCCCATAGATATACTTCGTCATCGGCTTTAAACTTACGATGAATGAATAATGTTCGGTCGCCAGGATTAAATGTAAAAGTGCAGTATGCTCCGAACATACGTGCTAAAAGTTCCCTACGATCTGCATATAGTTCGTAGTTTAGTAAACCTGAGAAGTTTGTGTTACTTTGCAATAACATATTACTCAAGTACATTGTGTTAAATGGTTCAAAATCAACACCAGTACTGCTAATACCTAATGCACCAGTATGACGTAGAAATACATCACGAATGTTAACTACTTCTAAAGGCAGTTGATATGTTTGTACTTCTTGTTGGATGTTTAATTTTAGAAACTTTTCGGAAACTGCTCTGCTACTACGTTGACGAAACTTTCGAAGCGCCTTTGCAATAGCCAAATCGTAGTGTGCAGAATCTAATTCTACATCTACCATTCCGCCGCCTAGGCGTAATTCTATTTCTTTAATTAACTCATCTTTTACCGTCATAAAAATCTCCCGTTATGTATATTTAGCGGGAGATTTTAATTTGGTGAATTTAAATTTTAGTCCACAGCCGGAGTAAAAGCCATTACCTGTTGCTTATTTTTCTCAATTTTGACTTCATCAAAATAAACAACTTGTGTGGGCATAGGCACACCATTTCTACTAACCAAAGTATTGTATATACCATACTTGGCGAAAAAGTTTCTTGCAGGATAGTTCACCAAAGGCCTATTAATAGAACCCTTTAATTGTTGATTTACATATACGTGAAGAAAACCCGAAGTTTGAGAAGTAGAAAAGTGCAGTGCTACATCGGTCCATTTGCCTTTCATTTCGTCAATCTTAGCCATTTTGATATCAGTGCACATTGTGGCTGCTGTGGCAGGATTGATCAGCTCTTGCCAGCATAAATTGTATTCATTACCCAATGCATAAATTTGAAATAACGAAGGCAGCGATGCAAATCCTGCGTATTCTCCCGAAGGTCCGCCGCGAGGCTTAACTTGTCCAATTGTACTTTTTACAGTATTCGACGTTTCAAAATCGCTTGGCAAGAAAAGTGAGAAAGAAAACCAGTACTCTTCGCCGGTTGTCATATTTTGTTCTACGAGCACTTCGGTTCTTGACCTATCTGTAGTGCAGTCGCTCCACGAAGCGTCAAAATGACAATCACCTGGTCGCAATTCAAATCGCTGTGCAAAATTACCAGCTCTAGTAGGCTCCGGACTTTGCACTACTTGATACCCGTGGGCGGTATTGCTTAAAGATCTTGTGACTGTGATTTTTGTATATTTTTCAGGCGCTGTTTCGACATTTATATTTGTGGCGTTTGTGCTGCCACCGCCACATGCCGTTAGCGAACACCCGGTTAATAGCGATACAAGAACTGTAGCAATCAATTGTTTTTTCATTTGTATACCTTTAACAAAATTACATCTGTACCGATACGACCATTGAGTTTAATCTCAGTGCTCTTGATTCCTTTAAACCATTTTTTAGCGGCAGGCTTGCCGTTGGCACTAAACTCTTTAAGTTGATCTTTTGGCTTACGCAATGTCTTTTGCACACTTGTATTGGCATCGAAACCTACAATAGTACTATTCTTAACTGTCAATGCACCTGCATACTGATCTGCAATGTAGATACCCAGCTTACGTGTCTTTGTATTGTAGACCCAAAGTTCTTGCGCTGTAAGAATCGTAGTCGGGTCCGCACTTTTGAGATTAAGCTCTTTAAACTCTTTTGCGTATTTCAACTTAGCCACAACTTTTTCGGGCGTAACTGCTTTCTTTTTACGTGGAGCCTTGCTGGCTTTTTTAACTACGTTGTAGCTGTTAGCATCTGCCAAAGCCTGTGTCCACCATTTGATAATGGCATTGACTTGCCGCTTGCCCAGATGCTTATATGCTTCCAATATTTGCGGATCTTTGCTAGAGTTAACTTCTTCAAACTCTGCAATCTTTTTGTTAATGAACTCCTGTACTGTTTTAACTTGCACAGCCGGCACGTTCATTGTGGTCATCAGTTCGACTAGCTTAGGATCGCCTTTGAACTCTGCCATAAAGTCATCAAAACGACCTTCAAGTTCGCCCAAAAACTCTGCTGTCTTTTCTGCCATACGTTCTTGGATATTGAACTTTGGCTTGTCGTCTACAACAACTTCGGCGACTTGGTTACTAGTATCGATGCCGACGTCTGCTTGTTTAAGCTGTCGAACAAGAGTACGAAGTGTACCAAATCGCAATGCAAGTCCAACTCGGCCTGCTCTCAGCGCAAAGCCAACTGTAGGGCCAGGCCAAATGTCGCCTCGCTTGACTGCTTCTGCTAATTTTTGACGGCGTGGATTTCGGCTAAGGAATTGAACCAGCCATTCTGCACTTTTCTTTTTATCTTGTGTATGTGCATACCAATTCAGTGAACGCATTACCTGTGTTTTGTACTCACTGGCAGTCCATGCTTGTTGTTCTTCTACACTAGGGTAAGTGGGTTCTTCGCCAACATACTTAGAATCTACTTCTCGATAGACGACTGTCTTAGCCGGGGGCTCGAATCTCCAAGCCAATTTGTCCGTACTTACTTGTTTAAGTGATTTTCTTGTAGCCATGTTTACTCCTAGGTAAAAATGTAATTATATACTAACTTCTATTTTGTGTCAATTTCGATTGCACGGCGTAAAAGCAACTCTTGTTTGGAGAAGGCATCAATCTCCCAAGGCATATCCAAATACTTTGTTTTTTTGGAATAGCGTTTACCTTTCCAAATTTTTGCATCACCTGGTAGGAATTTCATTTGGCCTTTGGCTATCTGTTTAACATGCACCATTTCATGTGCTAACGTAGTAGCCATTTCCATCAATGACACGGGTGTTAGACGTTTAGGTGCTTTGATCAGTACCAACATACAGTCTGCTACATCGATGTTCATAGTAGAACCTTGGAAATCATCTTCCAAGTCTTTGGTAACTTTTACTAAGACAGCTCGTTTGCTGTTAGTAAGTCCCAACTGTTTAATATATGAAGGCATCAAACTATTCAAAAACTTTTTAACTTTTGAATTGTCTGCGTTTACATCATACTCCATTATAACCGCTCCAATTTGTATGTATAGTGTATTATAATGCAAGGATCAATTTATGTCAATAAAAAACCCGCCGGAGCGGGTTTGTAATACTTTTGTTTTTATTAGTCGTTCCAGACTAGATTGCCACCTACAATGCTGGCATTGTAAACTTGAACATTACTTAGTCCCCAAGAGTTAATGTTGACTTGTAAATTGTTACCATTCCAATCCTGTCCTGCGGCAACTTGCACTCTGGTGAACCCGCCTACTGTAGTATTGTCAGGATATGAATTATCATCTGTCCATACACCGCCGTTTACGATTGATACTGCTGTGGCAACACCCGAGTTAGACGCTGTAACGCGAACTCTTAATGGTGTAGCAAAGGAAGCATGACGGAATTCAAATTCGTCGCCTACGTCATTAGCAGTTCCGCCAGAGCGTACAGAGATACTTGTTACTGTTTCGTCACTGATAAATTCAGCGATATCATCACCCAAACTAGGAATAGTGCCAGATATTGAACCAGCAACTGCGCCCGGGATAGTTGATACTCTAGCGGCAAATGTAAAGATGTTACCATCTGGTACGCCTACCATATATAAGTCTGTTTTTAGCTGTAGTGCTCTGACTGCTTTAGAATATAAACTATCACTTGCTGTATAGTTTGTTTCAATGTCTGTGCCTATATCAACTACGAAATAAGCCAATTCTGGAGTTCCCATTGTGTTCGCAGGGAAAACTTTTACCCAATTATCTGTAATAGCCATAATAAAATCCTTTAAAAATGTATTGTAACTATTTATACAAAACATAGTAATTTAAAAGATAGACAAAGAAAAACTTTAGGTAAATACTTATACTATGCCAAGACTAAGCCTATGGAAACCCGAGAAAACTAATGACTACCATTTTATGGACAGGCTCATCCGTGAGCAGTTTATGGTAGGCGGAACCGGTGTGTTAATCCACAAATACTTACAACCAGCAGATCAGGGTGCCAGTACTGATCCAACCAAGCCTAACTATAGAGCAGATGATGTATTAAACGAAACTAAGATACAGGACTTGTTGTTCTTAGAAAATCGTGACAGAATTTATGATCCTGATATCTACGAACTTCGCGGAGTTTACAACGTAGGTGATCAAGACTTTGACCTAACTCAGTTCGGTTTGTTCTTAAGTGCCGATACTATCTACATTACATTCCATACCAATGATATGGTTGATCGTATGGGTCGTAAACTTATGGCCGGAGATGTTATTGAACTACCGCATATACGTGACGACTTATTATTAGATGAATCTAAGCCGGCTATCAATAAATTTTATGTTATTCAAGATGCTAGTCGTGCCGCAGAAGGTTTTAGTCAAACTTGGTATCCGCACATTTGGCGTATCAAAGCTAGCCCAATGACAGATGCACAAGAATATCGCGACATACTATCACAAACTGCCGATAACGGTGTTGACACATTAAAAGATGCTCTAAGCACTTATCAACGAGAACTAGAAATTTCCAAAGCTATTATTGCTCGGGGCGAACAACTTGCTCCTACTATATTAGATGATCAAAATAATTTGTTACAAGATAATACTAAAACATATCAAGAAAATGCTGATCCAACTTACGAGCACGGTGAACCATTAAATTCTGGTTTAAGTTTTCCTTTAAATCCGCATCAAGGTGATTTCTTTTTACGCACAGATTATCAACCTGCGGCATTATTTGCTTATCGAGGAACACGTTGGCAACGCATCACAACTCCAAATGGACCAGTTGATCTAAGAGATAGCGTATTGAATGCTTCTAATTTTATTAATAATACTTCTACAACTGTAGTAGGTAATGAAGAAATACCAGAACGTCAAGCACTAAGTCAGATAGTTAAACCTAAGACAGATTTCTAATTATGCAATATTTTTATGACGAACAAATAAGAAAATACCTAACGCAGTTTATGCGTATTCTTGGCGGCTTTAGTGTAAAGACTGGCAAAGATCGTAATGGCGCCGAATCTTATATTCAAGTACCTGTACGCTACGGTGACATTAATCGTATGGCTGCTCATATACTAAAAAATCAAAGTGAGAACATGATCAATACTGTTCCATTTATCAGTTGCTATGTTACTGATATGACTATTAGTGCTGAACGCAGAATGAATCCTACTCACGTAGATAAAGTCAAGGTATATGAAAAGAAATTTGATCCAGTTGCCGGAGAATATATAGACGGTGAAGTAGGTAATACTTATACCATCGAACGCTACATGCCTGTGCCCTACGATTTAACAGTACAAGTAGATATTTGGACCAGCAACACTGATCAAAAACTTCAATTAATGGAACAGTTGTTAGTATTGTTTAATCCTAGTATTAATTTGAAAGTCAACGATAATCCGTTTGATTGGAGTAATCTAACTTATACAGAATTAGTAAACGTAGTTTGGAGTGTGCGACAAGTACCGCAGGGTACTGATGATATCATCGATGTCGCTGCCATGAACTTTACTATACCTATATTAATTAACCCTCCTGCAAAGTTAAAGCGTCAGACATTAATTCACACTATATTAACAGAAATACGCAGAAACAAAGAAGGTGAACAATTAGATTGGGTTCCTAGTGATCCTATCCCTAACAAAGAATGGCTTGTTATAACTTTTGAAAATTTAAAATTACAAGTTCAAATTCAAGGTGATCAAGCTATACTATTAAATAGTGCAGGCGGAGTTACAAATCAAAATGGTGATCCTTTGAGCTGGGTAGAAACACTAAAGCCATACGGCGAACTAAGACTAGGAATTAGTAATTTAAGATTACGTAGAGGCAGCGATCCTAGTGATCCTAGTCAAGATATAGTTGCTATTATTAATGACATAGATTTATCGCAACCTAATATTGCAAATATAACTGTAGATTCTACTACATTACCTAATGTAACTACTCCTGCTGTTGATGCTATTATTAATCCTACTAAGAGTGCTCCTGGTAAAAATTTACCTACAGCTACTACAGGACAACGCTATCTTGTATTAGAAGATGTTCCTAATACCAGCGCATGGGGAATAACTAATGCACAAGCTAATGATATTATACAATACAACGGAAGTAGTTGGATTATCAGTTTCAGTAGTATAAGTAATGTTAATGCTGTTGTATTGAATGCAACAACAGGGTTGTACTACGAGTGGCGCGAAGGTCAATGGATCAGTGCTGTAGAAGGTACTTATCAAAACGGATGGTGGAGATTATATCTTTGAAACAATTTAAAGGCGTCGGGGCGATTATAGTCAGTGAACAAACTGGCAAGGTTATGACTGTACTTCGTAGTCCTGAAGAAAGTTATCCTAATACTTGGACATTTGCTGGCGGCAAAGTCGAAGAAAATGAAAGCCCGAACAACGCATTAATTAGAGAACTCGACGAAGAATTACAATTAACTAAGATCAAAAAAATAATTCCCTTACATAGATATCAAAGTAGAAGTAACGACTTTGTCTACGACACTTTTGTTGTTTTAGTTTCTAAGGAATTTGTTCCTGAATTAAACTGGGAAAACGCAGGATATGCGTGGACTAGCATAGATTCGTTGCCAAGTCCTTTACATCCAAAAGCAAGACAAATGATCAGTTCATCAAGACTAATTAAGAAATTTAAGAATTTTTATAATTGGGTAGATAAAAAGAATGGCAGAGATAATACAGTTTCCAAGAAAAACCCAACCAATTAAAGTTGTTAAATCAGTTGATTTATATCATTGTTGGGATTACCGACTTAATAACCCGTTATTGAATAGTATGTTTAAGCCTGAAGTATCTTATGTAGAACGCTGGTTTTTACAGACTAAACATTTATTAAATAACGAGGAACTAAATCATCCTCTTATAAAATTATTGTTTAGCTTAGAAGATAACACTCTCAATCTATTAATAGAGTGCACCGAAAAAGACTTGGCTATTCAAAGAGAATTTGCAGATGAGTGGTATAAAGATTCTACCGATGTTAACATCGGTAAACTAAATCGTTGGTTAGTTAAGTGGCAAGGTTTACAACAATATCGTCTGCGTTCTTAAATTCTTTAAGTCCGAGATGTCCTATTTCAAAACTAACTTTAACATCTAACCATACCGGTATATTATTGTTTTTGCAGTTTCTAAAAAACTCAATATCTTCTCCAGTATATTGACCATTATTAAAACCTAAAATAAACCAAGGCAACTCTAGTTTATTAAACACATCGATTTGTATTAAACAAAATCCCAGTGCCATTGCTTCTACTAGTATATGACTATCTGTTTGTTCTTTTAATCTAACATATGTATTCCAGTTATCTATACTATGCCATGCTGTAGGAATAACTGGTTCGATACGTTTACTATAGGCTGCTCCTACTACTGGTTCATTAAAGTTTAATAACTCTATTACATGATTTGGTTTGAATATAATGTCACTGTCAATAAACATAACATGTGTAGCACCCCATTCTCGGGCAGCTTTAACCAATTCATGTCTCTGATTAGCAATTAGTGTTCCTGGACTTAAGAATAGACTATGATCTATACCAACATTTGATAATACCTTGCCTAAATTGTATAAACTAAATGCACACCTGCTATGCATTTGTTCCCTAGTGGGCATACATATTGCTATTTTATGTTTCATTACTTAATTTTTTTTAGTGTTAGAGTAGTAGGAACGGAGTTAGCAGAATCTTCAGGAAGTCCAGAATTTGCATACGCTTCTTCTTGTCCTTGATTAATACCGATTTCTTCTTCAGCTTTTAATGTTGCTTCTTTTATAGTGTTTGCTAATTTTACACAAATCTGTGTTGCTCTTATATATAACTCTTCTGGCAACTTTGCCATTTTTGTCATTGTATCTACACTTAGTTTTCCGTATGTGAGCAATTCGATTGCAGCTATTTTTCCTAGATGCTCTGTCCAATATTCTCTTTCCAGCATTTCCCAGTTAGCTACTTTAGATTCCAATTCAGCTAAATCTTGTGCAAGTAAAATTTCTTCCAAAGTTCGTTTTTCTTCTTCAAGACAGATAGTCTCGTATTGTCTAGTTTCGTTAAGAAGATCACTGTTGATTTTTCTAATTCTATTTACTAGTTCAATAACGTATCTTGCATTTGAAAATCCTGATTGGGGATGAAAGTTTTCCCTCTCAAATGAACTTTGCACATTATAAGGACACAGTTCAAAAAGTTTTGTTAGTTTGTAAGTCATAAAAATACCTCAATATGTTAGTACTGAGGTATTTATAAGTGTAATTCTTATATTAATGATTGAATGGTGTAGTGCGTCCACCGAATCTAGAACTTAAACTAATTTGAGTTCCTGCCGATTGTCCGACCAATGTACCTAACACACCACTTAATGTAATATTAGTGCCGGCTGCTGGTGGATAAGGTTGGTTTCCGTATGCCCTACGCACACGACCCATTGCAATTTCAGAACCTGTTGCTGGTAATAAAGCCATTTATGATCTCCTGTTGAATTATTTATCGTAAATAATGTCTTTGACTTACAAGAAGGGAGTTTCCTCCCTTCTTTTTACATATTATTGTAAAGTCTTTTTAACATCCTTACGAAGTTCTTCAATCATAGCTTGTTGCTCTTTAATAGCTTCAACTAGCACGGATACAACTTTGTCATAACGGATGGTTTTGTAACCTTCCAATGCTGACTGAGTAACCAATTCTGGCATAACTGCTTCAACTTCTTGAGCTAATAAACCAATTTGGTTATCATAACGTGAAACGCCTAATTCGTGAGCTAAGTCGTTGGCCTTGTATGTGTAACCACCAATTGCCATAACTTTATCTAACGCACCTTGAATTGGAGCAATATCTTGCTTCAAACGTTCGTCGGAGAAGTAAGCTGTAATTTCACCAGTTGCTGTAATGCTACCAGATACTGTTAAAGCGCCTGTGCTCATTGCACGACTTGTAGTGGCGCCACGAGCAACAACTGCATCCAATGTACTTGTTTCTGAGTAACCAGTAATGAAACCGGCACCGTTAGTCAATTGGTTAGTGTTAGTAGGAATTGTAATTACACCAGTAGAACTGTTGTAAGCACCGCTACCTGCTGTGAAGCTAACTGCTGCGCGAGCACGAGCGTCTGTGTAGTACAAGTTTGTACCTTCACTGATACCACTAGTGCTTGGAGTTGTATAGCTGAATACACCAGTTGAACTGTTGTAAGATAAGCTACCACTTGCACTTACCGCACTACGAGCGCGAGCATTTGTGAAGTACAAGTTTGTGCTACCTTCAGTGATCTCGTCTGTGTTGTCTTTACCTTGTACTGCACTATCAACATAACTTGTTGTTGCAAAGTTTGCACCGTTAGTCAATTGGTTAGTGTTTGTAGGAATAGTGATTACACCAGTTGAGCTGTTATATGCACCAGAACCTGCTGCAAAGCTAACTGCTCCACGTGCCAATGTATTGCTGAAATACTTATTGCTTGAGCCTTCACTAATTGCATCAGTATCTAATGTACGTGTGCCGCCTAGTGCAACGCTTGTACCGTTGATTGTAATGCTGTTGTTAGCCAATGAATTATTAGGAATAGAACCCAAGTTAAATACACCAGTTGAGCTGTTATAACTAATACCTGTATTACTTGTAACACTCAATGCACTACGAGCGCGAGCTGCTGTGTGATATAAGTTTGTTGAACCTTCAGCTAAGTCATCTGTACCAGTTGCCATTGGGTAGTAAACAGCGCCGTTGTTAGTAAATGTCCACTTTGTAGAACCTTCGTTCCAACGTAATTGTACATTTGCTTCGTCACCGCGTTCAACTTCAATACCAGCATTTTGTGTTGGTGTGCCTGTAGTATCGCTGTTCAATGTTAAGATGTTGTCTGCAACTGAAACTGTATTAGAGTTAACTGTTGTTGTTGTACCACTAACTGTAAAGTTACCAGCAACTACAACACCTGTCGAATCGACTGTTAGAGCTGTATTACCGTCAACTGTAACTGTAACTGTACCAGTGCCGCTGTCGACTACTGCAACGCTTGAGTTACCTTGTGTAATAGAACTTGTGCTGATGTTACCGATAGCTGTATCAACATAAGTCTTTGTGGCCGCATCGCTGCCAGAACTCGGAGCACCTAGACCGATAACTTTGTTACCGTTCATTTCGATGTTATCACCAAAGTTAACTTTGATACCTGAACTGTCAGTAATGTTCTTACCACTAGTAATTTGTAGAGTACTATCTACTTGTAATGTTGTTGTGCTCGTACCTAACTGTAAAATACCGTTACCAAGTGTCTTGATACGGATATTTTGATCTTCGTCAGCACTAAATGTAATTGTACCTGTATCGTCTTGTAGAACTTTTTGTCCGTTAACATACAAAGAACCCGGACCAACGTAGATATCTTTCCACTGTCTTGTTGGGCTACCTAGGTCATAAGTAATGTCTGCGCTAGGAATGATGTCACCAGCAATACTGCTAATACCACCTGTTAATGTTAAACCTCCAAAAGTTGGAGATCCAGCAGTTGACAAGTTTTGTGCTGTACTAATTACACCAGTTGAGCTGTTATAACTAATACCTGTACCTGCACTTACTGCACCGCGAGCGCGGGCATTTGTAAAATATTGAGCACTTAGACCTTCTGCAACGTCATCAGTATCTAATACTGCTGCGCCAGTTTGTCCGTTAACACTTGTTACGCCACCGATTTGAACAATGCTTGCTGTACCGTTATCTTTTTTAATGTATAGTAAACCATCATGTGTGTTGATAGCGATTTCGCCTAGTGCTAGCTGAGAAGTTGTTGGAACTTTGCTCGGCGTAGAACTACGCTTTAAAATAATTTGATTTGCCATTGAGTATATACTCCCTTAAGGGACGATAAAATATTCGATCTTACCGTTCGAATTATTTATCTAAAACTTGAGTATTACTTCGAATTATACGGTGAATATAAGGGTTTAGTATTCGCCGGCATCCAGCGATATATCAACTTCTTCCACTGAAGTTATTGCACCGTATTCATCTATTGTTATAACTATTCCTTTTGACCCAGAACCGTAAATTCCAGCAGTGTCTAGTATGCCTAGTCTATTTTCTCGTACAAATGTAAGTTCAGTAACCCCTAAATTGATTACACCCGGAGTAATTAATACCCAAGTTGTTTTTGCATTATTGGTTCCTTCTTCTACATAAACTTTTAAGCCAGCCGATATTTCTTTTGAAGAATCAGCATCACTGGCTCTAGTAAATTTGCTAATTGAAGAATTCCATGCATAAATTCCGTTTTGAGCTGAATTAGTTTGCCCAACTAGTAGTGCCCTGTCTGCATGAATTAAATTTACGCCGTCTACACTATAGATTAAAGTGTTAAGGTTAATATTTGTTCGAACGACGACTCTGACACTGTCTTTATAATCAGACTCTGCGCTAACAAATTGTTTACCTCGAAAGATTGGCATTAAGAATATTCCTGTCGTTTTAACGATATTTTATAATATATTTATGCTCGTTATTAAAACAGAAAAGGTGCATTTCTGCACCTTTTCCTAGTTTATTAATACTATTAAGTATTAAAATGTACCGCCATCGATTGTGCTTCCTTCGTTTAAGATACCGCCTGCACTTAGAGTGTTAGCTGCACTTACACGAACAAAGATATAATCGTTAGCTTCAGGAGCCTGGTCAAACACAATACTTGTTTCACCATTAGCAGTGCTAAGAGTGTAAGAATATGTTGGAGCCTGGATCAAACCGTTGATGAATACAGAAGTATTATCAATGCTTGTTACTTCAACTTCTGTATTGAAAGAAGTTGTTGTACCGTCACCTGTAAAGTTCTTTGTAACTGCTTGAACTGCAACGTTCTGCGGAACGAATTCGCCCAAGAAGCTATTCCAAACTAGAGTATAACCGTCTTGTAGAGATTCTGTCTTGTTGACATCGCTCAAATCACGGATACTTGCTACTGCAATACGGTCGTCTGCACGAGTGTCAGTGTAGTATAGATTTACTGCACCTTCTTCGATTGCATCTGTACTAGGTGTAACGAATGTTAAAGCACCAGTACCAGAGTTATAGCTTAGAATGTTGCTGTCATCTGTAGTTAGAGTGATAGCACTACGAGCACGAGCATTTGTGAAGTATAGATTTGTACTACCTTCGCTGATGTCATCTGTATCTAGAACAACGGCGTGTTCTTGACCATTTACGCTCCAAACAGCGGCCTGTGTGCTGATTGTACCAGTGCTGCTATCATAGTCGATATTTGCACCGTTGTTTACACTTGCACGAGCACGAGCTGTTGTGAAGTATAGACTTGTAGCACCTTCTGCAATCTCATCTGTATCAACACTGTTCAATGTGAACGTGAAAATACCAGTTGTATTGTCATAACTTAATGCATCGCTGTTATCAGTTGTTAAACTGACTGCTGTACGTGCACGAGCTAATGTGAAATACTGATTAGTTGCGCCTTCAGATACGTCATCGGTATCTGGAGTAGCCATACTAATTACACCAGTACCACTGTCATAGCTGATTTGCCAGCCATTTGTACTAATACTGTTACGAGCGCGAGCTTGTGTAAAGTATAGATTTGTAGCACCTTCTGCAACTTCGTCTGTATCCAAACCAGTTGCGCTGTAAGTGAATACACCAGTAGCTGGATCGTAGTCGAATACAGTGCTGTCGCTTGTTACCAAGCTAACTGCG